CGACGATTCCATCAACAAAGGGTTCGCTATCGCCATGGCGGCCATCGTCATCGCGCTGATCCTTGTGGGAGGATGCCGATGATGCTGCTTGACGCAACCACCATGCCGGTTATACAACCCACGGCGTCGGACAGCGGAGCCATCCTCTCGGCACCACTGTCCTGCGGTAGCCGTTGGTTCTGCGCATGGACCCACGAAGACGCCGAAAACATCGCAGCCCAACATCTAACCCGGCAAGCCTTCGAAACCTACCTGCCGCTTCACGTGGAACGTAGGTCAGTGATCGTGCCATTGTTCCCAGGCTATCTGTTCGTCAGCTTCGATCCCGACGTCGACCCATGGGGCAAGATCCGATCCACCCGCGGCGTCGGCGGCCTCATCCGACACGGCACCATCCGACCCACAGCAATCCCACCAGGAGTGATCGAGGACCTCATGGCTCGCACATCACCCCGCGGCGTAGTGGACGATCCGGGCGACGCGCCGCCCGTGGGCCTCGCTGGCGGCGTCAAGGCGTCCTGGCGGAACCTTGGGGCGCTCAGCAGCCAGGACCGTCGGGCGGTGCTCTGGAGGCTGTTCGGGGCTGGGGTGGGGGAGGAAGTCTGATGTTCGGGTTAACCGAGCCGTGGTGCGCCGCGATGGAAGACGAGATCGAACGTCGTCGTGCTCAGCTATTCGAGATCGACTGCGATATCGACGACACGCAGGCCGAGTTGGCACAGCGGTGGCTCTACGGGCCATTGGTTAAGCCTGAGGGCATGACCGATGCGGAATGGGAGTTCTGGCGCCGGCCAGAATGGACGCCAGAGGAAATCGCGCGGATTAGGGTTACGAGGAAGGCAGGCTGATGTCTGGCCGTGGCCGCCCGTCGCTCTATACCGATGAGATAGCCGACGAGATTTGCGAACGGATGGTCCAGGGTGAAAGCCTTCGAATCATCTGCGCACGCGACGGAATGCCCGCTGAGTCAACCATATTTAAGTGGCTTTTGAAGGCACAACATCCTGAATTTGTAGCGAAATACGCACATGCGCGAGAAGTCCAGGCGCACCAGATGTTCGAGGAAACCCGAGAGATTGTGGACCAAGAGCCAGATCCGGTGCGGGCGCGAGTGCGATTTGATCAGCGTCGATGGGCCGCCGGCCAGCTACTGCCGAAGGTCTATGGCCCGCGTATGGAGATCGACGCCAATGTGCGGGCCCAGGTCGTGACTGCCGAGCCACTGAGCGAGGACGAGTGGCAGGCGCAGCATACGAGGGCCAAGGAATGACGCATAGACAGCAAGCTGAAGCGGCTATCGCTGCGTATCACCGTTGGGCACTGGCGACTGATCATAAGCTTAAAGCTGAGCACGATCGCATAATGGCTGCGCGGGCTTTGATGCCAGCAGACGAGTTGGCAAAACACGACGCTGCGTTCAAGGGATGCTTTATCGAAGTCACTCGCAGTGTGGACGACTTTCGTTGAATGCCGCTGGACGACGCATCACCAGCCGTAGCCTGGCGCCCACAGCGCGGACCGCAGCATAGCCTGGTTACATGCCCGTATCCCGAAATTCTGTTCGGTGGTGCGCGCGGCGGTGGCAAAACAGACGGGGTTCTCGGCAAGTTTGCTCTGAAGGAAATGCGTTACGGGCGCGGCTTCAATGCGGTGTTCTTCCGTCGCGAAATGCCGCAGGCCGACGACCTGATCGAGCGGGCGAAGGAAATCTATCTGCCGACCGGCGCCGAGTGGCGCGAGCAATCCAAGCAGTTCCTCATGCCGCACGGCGGTCGCATCCGTTTCCGCCCGCTCTACAACGTGGCCGACGCGCAGAAGTACCAGGGGCAGAACCTGTCCGACGCAGCGGTTGAGGAGGCGGGCAACTACCCACTGCCAGGTCCGATCGACATGCTGTTCGGGGCGCTGCGGTCGAAAGCCGGCGTGCCTATCCAGATGATCCTCACGGCCAATCCAGGCGGGAGCGGTCAGCAGTGGATCAAGATGCGCTACATCGACCCATGCCCGACTGGCATGCAGCCCATCCAGCGCCTACGGCCAGACGGCACGCCGCTGAAACACCGGGCCATCTTCATTCCGTCGCGGCTGCAGGATAACCGGCTGCTGCTGCTGTCCGACCCGGACTATGAGGATCGACTTCACCTGTCTGGATCTGAGGAGCTGGTGCGGGCTTGGCTGCTCGGTGATTGGAACGTTGTCGCCGGCGCCTTCTTCCCCGAGTTCCGGCTTGATCGCCATGTGGTGCAGCCGTTCGCCATCCCGACGCACTGGCCGCGGTTTCGGTCGTTCGATTGGGGCTCGGCGCATCCGTTCAGTTGCGGTTGGTGGGCAGTGAGCGATGGCAGTATACCAAACGTCGCGCGGGGTTGCCTCGTTCGTTACCGAGAGTGGTATGGGATGCAGCCGAACCAGCCCAATGTTGGGTTGCGCATGACGGCAGAAGACATCGCGCTAGGGATCAAGGCGCGCGAAACTGGCGATCCTGCGATGATCGGGGTTGCTGACCCGGCGATCTTCACTGAGGACGGCGGTCCGTCGATCGCCCAGCGCATGACCGCCAAGGGCGTGACGTTTCGAGCAGCCGACAATAAGCGCGTGCCGCAACGGGGCGCGATTGGTGGTTGGGATCAGCTCCGCGCCAGGCTGCAGGGCGACGGCGACGGCAAGCCGATGCTGCTGCTGTTCTCAACGTGCCGCGATCTGATCCGTACGCTGCCGGCGCTGCAGCACGACGTGATGCGGCCGGAGGATCTGGACACCGAGGGCGAGGATCATGCGGCAGACGAGACGCGCTACGCCTGTATGTCGCGGCCGTGGGTGCGGGATGTGAAGGTGACGCGTCAGGTTGATACATGGGAGCGCGCGTTTAACCGCTCAGGCGGCGAAGTCGAGGGGTGGAGAGTGGCGTGATCGCCAACGCCTACGAAGATGAGCTGATCGATAGGATCACAATCAGGGAACTGGCGGCCACTCTGAATCCGCGTGAACGGCGTGTGCTGTGTCGTCAGTATCGTTACGGGGAGACGCTCCGGGAGACTGGACAAGCGATAGGCGGCATAGGCCCTGAGAGAGTGCGGCAAATTGGGCTGCGCGCCGAGCGGGTGATGAAGGGGCGCTACGACCGCTCCATGGCGCACGTAACGCCGGTCAACAAGCCAGAGTTTGTGCGTCATATGAAGCGGCTGGTTGATGGTCAGCCGCCTTCGCCTACGTCTCAGCCTCGCGGGTATGAGCGGCCTATACCAATACCGCCTGATCCGGCTTGGGTCTTGCCGCTGCGTCCAGTGCCGGCTGTGCTGCCACAATACCCGCAGGGGATAGAGCCGTGGTTTCATCCGGAACGTGTTCCCACCACATCTGATATGCGCGAGATCGGGCAATATGCGCTTGGCTACTTCAGCGCAGCTCGCCGACGCAGAGATGGGACGCGGCAGCGATGCGGACGTGGTGTCCAGATTATCTGCGAACGCAATGCCGACGCCATCGCTGGCGCCATGAAGCGATGGGCTGACGAGCTGCCGCTTTCTGTCCCGCTATCGACTGTGCCAGATGATGTGCCAGAGGGCATGACGGGCACGGTCGTTGCGTCGAGTGCCGTCGCGTTCCGCGTCCTGTCTGTTTACGACGGCAAGCTTGTGTCGATTGAAGCTACGTTCTGACTCTTCTCGGTAAAGAACTCGATCAGCCTATCACAGCACGTGTCGGCGAATAGGATCGGGTTGCTATAGGGATCAGCATCCCAAATGTCGCCACCGACTGCATGCCGATAGACGTCGTGTTTTTCGTGCAACTCCAGCCCAACGCCTACGGCGGTGCCGCAGTCGCGAACCGAGACATGGCACGTCCCGAGATGTCCTAGTCGCTGTTCGCAGCGGTATTTGATGGCCTCAATCGCTTCGTCTTCGTTCATGTCACAGCCCCCGTAGGTGTCGTTGTCCTATAGCGCATCCACCGCAGTTGCTGCCACACCCGATGCAGTCGATCCATCGGCAGCAAACGGTCAGGCATACCCGCGCGATCTGGACGAGTTGCACACTCGCGCCGTCCGATGGTTCGAGGAAGCCGAACGCGGCACCATCGATGAGCGGCGCGACAGCGAACAGTGCCGTGACTACTACGACGGCTACCAGTGGTCCAAGGCCGAGATGGACGCGCTGCGGGAGCGCAAGCAGCCGGTCACCACCTACAACATGATCTTCGACAAAGTCGAAACGATCTGCGGGCTGGAGCGCAAGGCGCGAACTGATCCCAAAGCGTTCCCGCGCACGCCGCGCGAGGACGACAGGGCCGACGCTGCCACACAATCGCTCCGCTATGTGATGGACGAGTCCAAGTTCAGTCTGACCCGCTCGGCGGTCTATGAGAACATGTGGATCGAAGGGTTCGGTGGCTGCAAGATTGAACTCAAAGACGACCATATGGGTGGCGCTGATCCGCGGCCAGAGTGGGTGCCGTGGGATCGCATATTCCGCGATCCGCATTCCAGGATGCTGGATTTCAGCGACGCTCGCTACAAGGGCATCGTGATTTGGATGGATCGCGACCAACTGGACGAGATGTATGGCGAGGTGAAGCCGGACGTTTGCGCCCAGTCGTTTGGCCCAATGGGCGGCACGTATGACGATCGGCCAGGGGTCATCAACTGGCAGGACAGCACTCGCCAGCGCTGCAGGGTGATCGAGCTGCATTGGCAGGAACGCGGTGCATGGTGGGAGATGACGTTCACTAAGGCCGGCATCCTCGTTCCGCCTATTGTCTCACCGATCGAGGATCGCGACGGCAATCCGGT